CTGTCACTCAAACGGCAGCTTTAAGGTTGATCCTGGAGAATATAAGTTGATCCAGCAACTGTCTGACACGTTAACTAGGGGTGGTGTTTCGATATGAAGCAAGACGATAAAATAAGGATGATGGCCCCGGCAATAGGCGAGAGCCTGGAGGCTGTTGGAATTAAATCAGGTTGGATCAGCATAAAAGACAAGCTGCCAGAAGAAGGGAAATATATTGTTGCTTGTGGAGTTGCGGACAGGGACGACTTTCCAGCAATAGAGCTTGGATTCAGGACAGCAAACGATATTGTCCCGTTTATGGAAGAAGGGCAGTTCTTAGACTTCTATTTTGAGGTCACTCACTGGATAGCTATACCTGATGTGCCTGGAGATCTGAAAAACAAGGAGACATTATGAAAACAGTTGAAGTGGAACCTTTAGACAGGTGGGGTTGGGACTGTCCAGACTGCTGGGAATGGAACGAGCTTGATATTTCTCCAGAATGCGAGGAAAGTATTACCTGTGACGGTTGCGGCAAGGATTACGAACCAGACGTACAGCGTTGATCTTTTAAATTTTACATGGGAATCATAATGCCATTATTTGAACTATACGCAAACGTAACCGTGAGTGCCTGTACCACAATAGAGGCCAACACCCTTGAAGAAGCAATTGAAGAGAGCAAAGAGCGCCCCGTTGAAATTGGCGGGGTCAACTCTGGTGTTACTGAAACAGAGGTATGGGTGATAGATGAGCCTGACGGAGAGGCGGAAAGAATACGTGAGGCGTAACAGCCAAATAGAACGGCAAAACAAGTCAAGAAAAACAGCACAAAACAGCACTAAACCATTGATAAAACGTGGTTAATGTGGTTAATGTGGTATGGTTTTGTTTGTTGATTTAACAAAAATAAGGGGAATAAATGAGTAACACAATATCAATGCTCGCTCGACTCGGTAAGGACGCTGAGACACGAACAGCAGGGAGTACAACAGTAACCGGATTCAATTGTGCAAGTGACGTAGGATTTGGAGACAGGAAGCAGACACTATGGTTTTCAGCGAGCATTTGGGGAGCCAGAGGGGAGAAGCTGCAAAAGCATTTAACAAAAGGAAAACTGGTATTCATAAGCGGTGAACTGAGCACCCGTGAGTACAACGAAAAGACATACATGGAAATCAATGTGGATAAGATTGATTTTGCGGGTGGTGGTCAGTCGAATGAAAGTGGCGGCCAGCGACAGGAAGAACCACCAGTGCCAGACAGTCAAGGTGACTCCGTACCGTTTTAACTCAGGAGGTCAGATGAACATACCAGCAAAAGTAACAGACGAAGTTTTCCTTGAAATGATCCATGAGCAGCTTGGAAGGTCGAGTGCAAAGTGTGGTCACAAATGTTGTTCTGTTGATGAGTTGTTGGGGCGCATGACAAAAGAGCAAAACAATCTCATGTGTGCAATCAGTCGGGGGAATAGAAAAGTATCGACTGAAGTGCTCGGTAAGCTCACCGATATCGCTGTCACGTGCATCCGTGGAGCTAGGTCATACCAGCACAACAACACACAGCAGGCAAACGTCCACGGGCTTGACGAGGGCTACCATGAGCAACACTAAACACTAAACACGAAACAACAGAAGCAATAAAGAGAGCATGGGCAGACCAACACGGAAACATACTAGCCGAGATAATCCCGCCTGTGCCGAAAACATACAGGCGTGGGTTTGAGGCAGGGCTTGCGTATGTGGCAGCGAAGGACGGTGAGAAGGTTCAGGGGTTTTGGAGACGGTGACAACATGATTAAGGGAAAGGTAACATACAAGCCAGCACTGAACTATCTGCGGAAGATAGAGAAGCAATCAAAGTATGCAACCGCTGTTGCCCTAACAAAGACAGCGTGGAGTGTTAAAGCTGACGAGGTTAAGGCGCTTGATAACCACCTGAACAAGCCTACACCATTCACTAAGAGAGCATACAGGGTACAACGAGCAACAAAGAGAAGGCTCGTGTCATCTGTCTATGCGGCACCAATACAAGACAAATACCTACAACATCAGGTGCATGGCGGCACAAGCAAAGGTCATGTCCCAGGTAAGCGCCAGAAGCTCAACGCTTATGGCAACCTACCAAGGCGAGCAACTAAGCGTAAGAACACGTTCAGTGCGACAATCAAGGGCGTGTCGGGGGTATGGCAAAGGAAGGGCAGAGGTAAGAGCAAGAAGGTTATACTAGTGGCGCACTTCCCATCATCAAGAAGCTACTCAAAGCGCCTACCATTCTACAGGGTAGCAAGGGGCACAGTTGATAAGCGGTTCCCTAACCATTACCGCAACGAATTTAAGAAGGCGATGAGGTCAGCAAGGTGAAAGGTACTGTGGGCGAGGTCTATCGAGGGTGATTCGCGAGGTCGACATTTTTTTAGCGACAATATTTCGCTAGGAGCAACAACACTAAATGCAGGAATGGACAGTAAATAGCCTTTCAATTGAGCTTCGTAGAGATAGAAGGACACTAACGAAGATAATCGCTGAATCTGGCCTTAAACCAGTTAGTGAGGGGAAAAGATCCAAATATTACCACTTGGCTGATGTCGTCGGTGCCTTGTTCGGTAGTGATGATTTAGACCTCCAACAAGAAAGGGCAAAACTAGCACAGAAACAAACAGAAAAAGCAGAGTTACAAATTGCAGAGATGAGAACAACCCTTATTGACGCAGAAGAAGTAAAAGAAACGTGGACAAAATATGTAATGTCTTGTCGGGCGAAGTTGCTTTCACTCCCTACAAAGATGGCAAGCGAGGTTTTAACTGTTGATACACTGCAAGAGGCTCAAGACGTAATAAAACTTCATGTCAACGAGGCATTAAAAGAACTTGCAACCGATTAAGCAACTACTCAGTGATGTCATGGCGCTTTGGATGCCGCCCCCTAGTCTCAGCGTCTCCGATTGGGCAGATGAGTATAGGAAGCTTTCCCCTGAATCGAGTGCCGAGCCGGGGCAATGGCGAACTAGCAGAGCAGAATACCAAAGGGGAATCTTAAACGCTTTGAATGATCCCGCTGTAGAAACTATTATCGTTATGTCGTCGGCTCAAGTTGGAAAGACTGAAGTTATTAATAATATCGTGGGCTATTACATCCACCAGGACCCTTCACCTATCCTTTGTTTGCAGCCAACTCTTGAAATGGCGAAGACATGGAGCAAGGACAGACTCGCCCCTATGGTGAGAGATACCCCGGCACTTGCAGGAAAGTTAAAAGATCCACGTTCAAGAGACGGAGATAACACTTTACTGCATAAAAAATTTGCTGGTGGTCATATCACCATGGCCGGGGCCAACTCTGCCGCTTCTCTCGCCTCAAGGCCAATCAGAGTTGTGTTATGTGACGAGGTTGATAGGTACCCGGTATCTGCTGGCACAGAGGGCGACCCGGTAAACCTTGCAAAAAAAAGGACTACAACATTTTGGAACAGAAAAATAGTCCTTACTTCCACCCCCACAATCAAAGACGCGTCGAGAATTGAAGCCGCTTTTGATTCTTCAGACCAAAGGCGTTTCTTTGTCCCTTGTCCACATTGCGAAGAAAAACAAGACTTGAAGTGGAAAAACATTAAATGGGAAGAAGGGCATGTTTTTTATGTGTGCGAACATTGCGGGGCAACTATCGAGGAAAAGCACAAGATTTCTATGGTCGCAAATGGTGAGTGGATAGCAACTGCAAAAGCGTCAGCAACAAAAACAGCAGGGTTTCACTTGTCGGAGTTAGTCAGCCCTTGGGTATCATGGTCAGAAATGGTTGATAACTTTCTTGAAGCAAAGAAATTTCCTGAGACTTTAAAGACATGGATTAACACGGCACTTGGAGAAACTTGGGAAGAAGAAGGTGACGGAGTATCGGGGGATGAGTTGCAAGATCGTGAACGGGTTATCGGCGTCCATGATTCTGTGTTGTTTATCACTGCCGGGGTCGATGTCCAGAAAGATAGAATAGAATGTTCTGTGATTGGATGGGGTTTAGGTGAAGAGGCGTGGGTGATTGACCACGTTGTCTTGATTGGTGACACTCAGCGTCAAGACGTATGGGAGCAATTATCTGACCAATTACTGAGAGAGTTTGAAGGGAAAGAAACAATGAGGATTTCAAGAATGTTTATTGACTCAGGCCATCAGACTCAAGACGTTTACCGATTCTCCATCAAATATTCCACAAGAGGTGTTTTCGCAATAAAAGGTCAGTCCCAGGACGGAAAGCCTGTCACAGCAAAACCAGCAAAGCGCAAACGTGGAGAAGTAAAACCTGTACCCATCGGAACTATTGCCGCAAAAGATGTGATTTATGGAAGACTAAAGATAGCCGAGCCCGGCGCGGGATATGTCCATTTCGCTGACCACCTTGACGAGGAATATTTTAAACAACTTACAGCAGAGCAGGTTTTTACAAAATATGTCCAGGGTACGCCACGGAGATACTACAAGCAAACGAGAGATAGGAACGAAGCGCTTGACTGTTTTGTTTATGGGTATGCCGCAATGGTGTTTTTAAATGTTACTAAACTTGAAGTAATCGCAAAGAAAAGGGAAATAAAATTATCCAGACGAGCAGAGACAACAGACGCACCACCACTCACGGCATTGAAGCGAAGACAGCCAGTAAAAAGGAAAGGGGGGTTTGTTAATGCCTGGAAATAACCCGATTTGTAGGAATAGCTCAGAAATAGGTGCATATCTTGGAATTGATAAACGTTCTGTCCCGTACTACCAAGAAACCCACGGCTTACCCGCTTGGAAATTCGATGGAAAAGGAAACTGGAAGGCTTTAAAAACTTCCCTAGATAACTGGCTCTTTGAGATGGAGCGCAAAAACATGCAGTCCGAATAGTCCGTCAATAGTTAAAACAAGCTATTTCCTGTCCTGAGCGTGACTTCTTTTACGCTATCCTGTTTGCCCCATAAAGCGCTGTTAAGGTGTACGGTATATGAATATACCTGCTTCCTTCACTGCTGGCGATTCACTAGCCTACACAGATTCTCTTTCTGATTACCCGGCTTCTTCAGGTTGGGTGCTTTCATACGTGCTTGTAAAAGATGGCACACAAATAAACATTTCTTCATCTGCTGACGGTGACGATCATTCAGTATCGGTTCTTGCTTCAGCAACAGTTCTTTACGATTCTGGAACTTATCACTGGCAAGCCTTTGTAACAAAAACCACAGAACGATACACAGTAGGAACCGGAATTGTCGCTATTAATCCAGATTTTGCCACTCAATCAACTGGCCTGGATGATCGCTCACACGCAAAGAAGGTTCTCGACGCTCTTGAAGCTGTCATTGAAGGAAAAGCCGGGAAAGATATTACCTCATATTCGATTGGCGGTAGATCCGTAACGAAGATGACACCAGAAGAAATACTCATGTGGCGCGATAAGTACAGGGCAGAATACCGGAAAGAACAAGTCGCAGCAGGGAACGTAACAAGCAACACAATCAAAGTGAGGTTTGTTTGATGTGGCCCTTCACTAAAAAGAAAACCAAAAGAAAGCTCTCGAAACGTAGTTATTACGACTCGGCAGCAATAAACAGACTGACAAACGATTGGACAGTGACCCAATCAAGCCCGCACGACGAATTAAAGGCCAGCCTCCGCATTCTCCGCATACGTTCCAGGGATCTTGCCAGGAACAACGACTACGCGAAACGATATTTCAAATTAGTAAAGACAAACGTTTGTGGCCATCGTGGAATAGCGATGCAGAGCAAAGTTATTGAAAGCGACGGCCCTGACAAATACGCAAACGGTGTTATTGAATCAGCGTGGAAAGATTGGGGAAAACCTGGGAACTGTGATGTTACCGGGAAACTTTCAAAGATTGATTGGCAGAAATTATCAATTGAATCCCTTATCCGTGACGGTGAGGTTTTAATCAGAAAATATCAAGGTCGGAAACACGGAAAATATCAATTCAAAATACGGTTTCTTGATCCTGACCTGCTTGACGAAGAATACAACAAAGACCTGAAGAACGGCAGCCGTATTGAAATGGGTATCGAGTATAACGATTTTGGTGCTGCAACTGCTTACCATATTTTCAAAAAACATCCTTCCAAAAGTTTAACATCCAGAGAACGAGAAAGAGTACCCGCCGAACAAATCATACATGCGTATGACCTTGAGCGAGCAGATCAGGGGCGTGGTGTGCCTTTTATGGTTTCCACCATGCTCCGACAAAAGAATTTAGCAGGATACGAAGAGGCAGAGGTTGTGGCCTCCCGTATTGGTGCTTCAAAGATGGGCTTCTTTACTTCTCCAGATGGTGATTCATACAATGGAGACGACACAGAAGATGGCGTCAAGATTTCAGAGGCAGAGCCAGGAACCTTTGAACAGTTGCCAGACGGTGTGCAGTTTCAGGAATGGAACCCAACACACCCTACAACAGCATTCAAAGACTTTGTTAAAGCCACCCTCCGCGGTATCGCATCAGGGTTGAATGTGTCCTATGTGGATCTTGCAAACGATCTGGAAGGCGTTTCTTACTCTTCAATCAGAAAAGGCGAGCTCTTAGACCGTGACAATTGGCGCATGTTGCAAACTTGGCTGATTGAGCATATCTGCACCCCTATTTTTGAGGCATGGCTTGAAAACGCACTAATGAGTCAGGCTATCAATCTCCCATTACGCAAATACGACAAGTTTAATGCCCCATCATGGCAACCGCGAGGCTGGTCGTGGGTTGATCCTCAGAAAGAGGTCAGGGCGAACATGGAAGCGGTTAAGTGCGGTTTCAAGTCCGTTTCCGATGTGATTATAGAACAGGGCAAAGACCCTGAAGAGACTTTTGCAAGGCTGGCAGAGGATAAGGCGCTGGCCGAGAAGTACGGGTTGATTTTAAACACAGTTTTGGAAGAGGTAGAGAACGATGAATATTAGCGAAATAGAAAACAAAGAACTGAGAAGATCAGTCGCAATTACGAGAGAGTCCGTAAACGAAGACGAAAGAACTCTTGAGATTGCCTTTTCTTCTGATGTTCCATATCGCCGCTGGTTCGGCGATGAGATTTTATCGCATGAGAAAGACGCTGTTGATCTTGGATTTCTGGCAAGTGGACGCGCTCCGCTGTTGGCAGACCATGACCATACTGACGTTATTGGAGTCATTGAAAAAGCCTGGATAGACAAAGATCGAAAAGGTCGAGCTTTGGTTCGCTTTGGAAAAAGCGCACGTGCTGAGGAGTTTTTTCAAGACGTAGTGGACGGAATCCGCGCCAATATTTCAGTTGGATACACGGTAAGCAAGTGGGAAGTGGACGAAGAACCAGAAACACCAGTTTACACAGCTACGAAGTGGACTCCTTTGGAAAACTCGCTGGTAAGTATCCCGGCAGATGTCTCCGTGGGGGTTGGCCGATCAAAAGAAGAAAAACCA